CACAATGCACAGCAATGAAATATGGCAGGCAAGCCAATGCTTGGAACGTGAAGAAACCGCAGTTGGTGCAATATACACACGCCTGGCTGAATTGGGGTATCAAACCAAAAACATCATAAGCCACACAAGAAGTATTTGGCAACGTGGACACAGCCAGGTGGTTGTGAGCCTGGTAGACGATGCCTGGGACTGTGCTGAAGATCGATCACAAGACACACCTTATTTGTTTGATACTAACACCATGGTAATAACTGACAATTGGATCAACACGCCCACGGTGTACACCGTTGCAAGATTGCCTGACAGTTTTTATGGAATTTATTCGTATGTTCCTGCTGATCAAACGTGGCAGCCCGATCGTGATTATACATTTGCAGTAAATCGCATAGATCTCAAACGCATGAGAATATTAGCAAACTTGTATCAGTACCTGGGCATTGATAGTGGTCATGTAAATTTTAATTGTGTGCTGGGTAGAGACACTGATCCCAAAAAGAATTTTTTAGATCAATTAATCCATACTACTGATCAAGAACAGCCGATGTTTGTAAAATTAGCACAATTGATGCCTTTGAAAAACTATGCATTTGATCATGATCAAACCTATGTCAGCAGCTGGTTGAATATCACAGTGGAAACCTACAGCAGTGATAATGTGGTGTCAATAAGTGAAAAAATATTTAGATGCTTGGTAACTCCTGCGCCGTGGATAGCGTATTCAGGACGTTATACCATAGCACGATTGCGCAGTTTAGGATTTGATGTGTTAGATAATGTTGTAGATCACAGTTATGATTGTGTGATTGAAGCACATCACAAAATACCTAGCTTTGTTGACACAGCCCGTACCACTATCACAGCACTGAAAACTCATGATCAATCACAGTTGACCGCAAGATGTCAGGCCGCAGCCACACACAATCAACAACAACTGGCTAAAATGAAATCTGCCTGGCATACAGATTTTGATGTTTGGTTAACCAACACCATTAAATAATTTATGCACAAAGATTCACAAGAACTTGCAACCGCACTTGGCCACAAATATGCTATGTTTTACAATCCATCAATATTGCCAAAATCTCTGTTGCCGGGACATACCATTGAAAATTCTATTAGCACAATCAATCAACAGTTAAAATTGTTAGGCAAAAATCTCAGTGTTTGGCCCTGGGTACACCAGGACGAAATTGCTAGACTTTTAAGAGTAAATTGGATATATCAACGATTGCCAACTGAACCTATTAGAAAACCAATTTTGGTGCACGAAAATCATGGGCAGTTGTGTGTTGATTGCGGAGACACCAGATTAATGGCATTGAAGTTGTGCAATCAGACGCCACCAGTCAGCGTGATAATTACTTGTTTGATAGACAAAGTAAACAGTTATGCCAACTGGCAACGAATCTATACCAGTCAGGAACTGACTGATTGTATTGGATTTGATCCTGATTCAACACAAATATTTTTTACCATGTCGGACCCCCTAGCAACTTATGCATTTACTTGGTTTGAAATTGGGGATCCTTCAACCAAACATCATTTACATGATTGTGATCAACGAGTTCGAATGATGCAACATTACTTAGACACACAACCCTCTAATTTTGAATTTAATGTAGATTGGGCCAAGTCCAGGATAAATTGGCAATGAACTATTCACAATTGTTTAGAAATACACTTGAAAAATTAGGGTTTGATGTTCACATAGAACCCAACACTTTTGTGCCACCCTACCATCCTGACCCTGGCTGGCCGTTGAAACTGCCAGAAATAAATTGGAAATCAAACTCTCTTTTGGTGTTGCATTTTCAAGACTTTGTGACCATAACTGATCAGGGCATTGTAGAACTAGATAGGGTAAATGATCATTACGGTAAACATGCCGACCGTGTGCTGGTAACTCACATGCATCCTGGCCTGGAAAAAGTGTATCATGGTCCCATAAATCTCATTGAATTCAGCAGTCACAATTACAGGGAAATTCACAGAATGCGACACTGCTGGAACGATTGGCGTCACGTGGTTGAACAACCCAAAACACAATCCTGGCAATGTCTTAATGGTAGAAAATGCAATCATCGTCGACAAGTGGTCAATGTGCTGTCAGATTGGGACAACGGTGTACTCAGTTATGGTACAGATATTCCACTGCCTGAATGGGACTATGGCACCTACCGCGGCACAGAGAACAACGAAAATTTTATTCGACTGGCCAATGTGTATGGATCTTGTGCCGTGAACATTGTGACCGAAACACTGTACGATCCTGCACCTGGATTGTTTTGCGAAAAAACTTTGTTTGCTATGTTAGCACAACAAATACCCATCATTATAGGGTCACAAGGCTTGGTATCTAGCATACGTGCGCATGGATTTGATATGTTTGATGATGTAGTTGATAACAGTTATGACAATCTACCCAATGACACAAGATTAACACAAGCATTGGAATTAAATCGCAATCTCATACAAGGTCGAATTGATTTATCTCCTTACCACAAACGCCTACGTGCTCAACGTGAATTTGTACTAGATGATTACACCAACTTGATGGAATTGCGATTCATTCGCAATTGTGAACAACTGGCTAGTAAGTTAAACTTGAAATAAATCTCTGCATGTCTCCATGCAAGGTGGCCATTAGTGCTTCTCGACTGCCAAACATCACCATGTTGTTGTGCTTGCGATTGTTCACAATGTAATACGGTGATGCCATGTGACGATCCAGAGCAATCAAGTTACGCGGTGTTAACAATTTTTCTGGCAGTTCGAACGTGTAACTGTTTAGTTCCAAGCAGTCACTGAACACGCGATATCCTTCGTAAGTCAATCGTAAACCGCCATCTTCACGGATGTTTTGCCACCATGAACGCATGGCTTCGTCCACGGTGGGAGCATCAGGATAATGATGTATGAGTTCTCGAGTGAGAGTGAGCTTATTGAGCATTGGGATAAATTTTATCCCCTTGCGTTAACAGCACAACACTAAACTTGTCTGTTCGGAATTGTGTGTTGAGTTTGCGAGCCAAGTTGATGGCATGTCCGGGGTTGGAGAACGATACCTTTTTATACTTGGGTCCAGGAAATTGTGTAAGCAAGTTGCTGGTCTTCAAATTGATGGGTTTGGTGTCAAAAAACACAGCCCACACACCTTCGCTAGCCAGCACTTGTTCTGTCTTGTAGGTCTGTTTGTTGGTGTGCTCAATCAACACTGTGGGCTTTGGTCGTGACATTTTTAACTCCGCAGTTATTTATGCCAATAACTATGCAGATTTAAAACTACCTCCAGTGATCTGCACTTCCACAACTTCTGCACCACGTGCTTGCTGTGCTCGCATTTGTTCCAATGTAATCAACAGTTTAGTGATATCAGCATGCAAGTCCTTGGCATCACGCATGGGCATGGTGAAGTCTCGTTGTCCACGTGCTTCGTGTGCCTTTACATTATCTACAAAACGATGTATGTGCATGCTCATGATCTAAACTCCATGTGCGGTGCAATATCGTTGTCAAATATTTGTGCCATTTGGCACCACAACAGTTTGCGTTCATGTTCAGTCAAGCCGGCACTGATCAGGCCACCAGGGCCATCATGTTCTTGTTTGTCAAGCCCATAATCATGTCGCCAAGTGTAGCACATTGAGGTAATGATTTCTTCGCGTGTTTTCATTTTCTAGTCAGGAATGGTGACAGCACAGGTGGATGCCAGCCCTGAGGCTTGAGCACCTTGCCATCTTCACGTTTGCGCACCTTGCCAGTGTCTCGATCAATCTTGGCAAAGTTAGTGGCCATGACTTCCTTCCAAGCACCTTCAGCATCTGCGCCCATGCTATGTATCGCACCAATTGTAACAACTAAAATATCAATAAGTGCATCTAATTGTTCTACTCGATCTTCTGTCAATGTGGCTTCTAATAATTCCTGATGTTCTTCATCAATTAGTTTAACATACATTGCGTACTGAAATTCATTCATTGCGTCTGTTGATTGATCGCAAGCTCGCATGAACTTTTCTTGATCACGAAAGGGATTTGTCACGTGCTGCCTCCTGGGTATGAAATGGACCTTGATATTGATAACGTTCTAACACAATTAATTTTGGGTTGCGCAACAACTTCCATGCACGATGTTGTTTCACAGCATACCATCCTGCGGCATACCATGACTTTGATTTACGTTCTTTTGTAAACAGTGGTAATCGATGTTTGACATCCCACATGGGATTGAATGCTCTGCATCCTGTTTCAAATCCATGCACTTGATCTGGTGCAGGCCGGGTGGTCTTTTCAGGAGGTGCAAACTCAATATTGACCTTTTTGCGCACCATGGGTATGGTTTTAAACTTACCCACTTGGTCATTGATGCGCACAGTGTAGCCATCGCCTTCGGCTTCTACCACACCAATCTTGCAATCATCCTGCTTGAGGATCCAGTACTTTTTGTCCACTATGGGTTTGGCTTCGATCATCTAATACTCCTTTGTATGTTTGGTTCAACCAGCGACCAATGGCATCTGCATAGTCGCTGAGTTTGGTGAGTTCGTATCGGCCACAGAATCGTAAAAAGTGCGCACCTACCATGCCCACATCTCTATGACTAATTTGCTCACGTATGGCTTCGTCTACCACAGCTTTGATGCTGTCAGGCTGTGCAGTGAGATCAATCAAGATACGGTTTCGTTCATAGTCGTCCAGCACCTTGTGTTCGGCTTGCTCATGGTCACTCCAACGTTGCAACATGAGATTGTTCCAAGCATAGCCGCGTCGGTCACGATCTTCAAATGCTTCTGTCAGTCCCACTTGATTCTTTGTACCTTTCACACGCACACCTGGATAGGCCGAGAACACATTGTCGCCGGGATCGCCACGCATGCACTTCAAGAACAACACCCACCGCTGATAGTCAACAGGAGGCACAAAGTTGGCATCAGCTTTGCCAACCTTGATCTTGCTGTTGCTCTCAATAGTGAATGCCAAGTTTTTGCCTTTTGCGTCTGTAACACCTGTGGTACTGAACAAGTGATCGTTGATGCCATTGTATAATTTTACATTGGGTGCAATCAACTGCACAAAGTCTGAGTCTGAGCTGACCACTACGTGTTCGTCTTGGGGGTGTAGTGCAATCCAACGTGCAATGATGTCATCTGCTTCTGCTGTGGCACAACGAACAACACTACAGTTAGTTTTTGTAGACAAGTATTTAGTCAGCTCATCATATGTTTCCCAGAACAGTTTGTCTTCTTCTGATTCAGACTCACTCATTTGTCCACGTGCTACTGCACGATTGGCTTTGTAGGGCCGGTAGTAGTCTTTGCGCCAGCTACGACCTTCCAATGCGAATACCACGTGATCAGCACCAAGATCACGTGCCACTTTGTTTGCACTCATCAGTGTAAGATGCAGGGCAAACCCCAATTTGGTCCATGTGTCTGCGGCACGATGAGCCTGGTGTCTTGCACGGAAAAACATATTACTAGTGTCAATTAATAGATAGCGCATGTGTGTTCACCAAGTTGTTTTGCTTGATGTATTGTAACACATGATTGGCCCAAAAGCTATGAGCATCTGCACCAAAATGCCAACTTTGTGGGTTTACTGTTGAAAATCCTGACGTTTTGAGCAAATTGCTATAGGTCATTTGGGAATTGTATGGATCCATATAACTGTTGTCCCAATCTGGATGCCATGGTACAGATGCAAAATGGTTATTACCATTGAAAAAAACGTGCCTAATGTTCTTGGCTGCTAATTCTCGATGGAATTGCCAAATCTCTCTATGCGCTTGTTCTGTACAACGTTCCCAATTTATAGAGGTAACAAACTGTTTGTACCGATCTTGCAAGGACTTGGGCACATGATCAATCCCAGATGCATTGACTTGCCAATATTGACCTTCGTATGTCCATTCTTCTCGCTCCCACGTTGACCATTGTATGACCATGACAGTGCGATCCAGTCGATTGTAATTTTTACGTATCCAATCTCGTGTGGTGCGCATGATTCTGGCATTGCTGGCCGCCGACTCTGCATCACAGTAAAATTCAGCATTGATCAATTTGGCCAGTTGTTGCCCCCAACTCACTGCTATATTAGCAGGGTGCGGACGTCGGCCCAAAATGTACAAGTTACCATCGTCTTCGGCAAAACAATGTGAATTCACTGCTTCAGCAGCCGCAGTATGGCTGTCGCCGTTTACATACAATATCATCGTGGACTGGGCCCACCTGTGTCATCTGCACCAACTGCATGCC